CGCAAGTGCGTTGTCATGCTGCGTGAGAAGGGCTATTCGACCACAGAGATTGGCAGGATTATGAACCGCGATCACAGCACCATCGTTACATCGCTTCAAAAAAGCAAGGCAGAGGCATGACACCTGAAAAGCTAAAGCTGGCCCGTCATTACATGGGCTACAGCGTGAACGAAATGGCGGACGCACTGCGCCTGTCTCCAGCAAGCGGAGGAACAACCATTCGCAAGATGGAATCTGGAAAGATAAACATCACTGGGCCTATAATGGTTGCAGTCGATGCAATGCTGAAAGGTTACGATCCATTCGGAGATGATGATGACACATTCGAATAGCTATCAGGTAGGCGGTGACCACTACGCATCAAAGGCAGTGCAGCCCTGGGACGCAATGCAAGCATGGATGAGCCACGAAGCATTTGCTGGATACCTACTAGGGAATTGCCTTAAATATCTCGCACGATATAGAGATAAGAACGGCACGCAGGATTTAAAAAAGTGCCAGCATTACCTTGCCAAGCTTATTGAGATTGAGGACGAGGAAAGCAGCGCAAAAGTCGATAGGCATCAATTCGAAGCTGGTCTGCAGTCCGCTATAAATGGCGGACAAATCAACAATGCGTTTAGAGCAACGATGCACAAAGACTGGCTCAAGGGCTATGACCAGGTGAAAGCTGAAACTGATGATGATAGACAAGACGATTAAGATATTCTAAAAGGCTTCCACCAGACCTTATTGGAAGCTGAGATGACACCAAAGATTGAAACGCGCTTAGTCGCAGATATTATCCCTTATGCCGCCAACAGCCGCACGCATAGCGATGCACAAGTGGCACAGATTGCAGCCAGCATAAAAGAGTTCGGCTGGACAAACCCAATCCTAGTTTCAGGCGATGATACAATCATTGCAGGGCATGGGCGACTGATGGCAGCACGAAAGCTGGCGTTAGTAGAAGTGCCAGTGATTGTCCTAGACCACCTAAGCAAGTCACAACAACGAGCCCTAGTGATAGCCGATAACCAACTCGCCCTAAACGCAGGGTGGAACATGGATATGCTGAAGGCAGAGATTGAAGACCTAAAGCTAGATGACTTTGATATTGGCATTTTAGGTTTTAGCAATAACGAACTGGCTGATATGTTTGCTGATAGTACAGGGCTATTAGATGCAGACAATCCATATACCGCAAAAATCAAAATACCCACTTATGAACCTCAAGGTGAAAAACCATCGGTAGAGGAGCTATACGACGATACAAAAGCGGTAGAGTTAATAGCAGCAATAAAAGCTAGTAATCTTACCGAAAAGGAAAAGCATTTTTTGATGTCGGCAGCCTCACGACACATTGTCTTTGATTATGCAAAGATTGCCAATTTTTATGCACATTCGTCCGAGGACTGCCAAGAACTGATGGAAAACAGCGCCCTAGTTATTATTGATTTTAATAAGGCGATAGAAAATGGGTTCGTTAAATTAACCGATGAAATTAGCAATATGTTCCCATCCGGTGAAGACGACGAGGATGAATAACGACTACACTTTTGTCCGTCATGGACAAACATATTGGAATAAAAATGGCATAATGCACGGTCAGTATGACATACCGTTAAACTATACGGGCGTTAAGCAAGCTAAAAAGATTGCAACAGAATTAAAGGGTGAGCGTTTCGACGTTTGCTTTTGTTCGCCGTTAAAACGGGCTCAGTCTACAGCGTTCAGTATATTGCAGCACCATAAGAATACAAAGATTCTATATGATGATAGGCTCAAGGAGCTAAACAAAGGATTGCTGGAAGGCAAGCATCTCAACAGTGAGAAGCTGCTCAAAAATGAAGATCAAAACTTACTGAAGAAATTTAACATCGAAAGTAAGCTGCAATTTTATGCGCGAGTAAAAGAGTTTATAGATGAGACGGAAAAGAAATATAAAAACAAAAAGATTCTAATCGTCGCACATAGCGGCACAATAAAGATGTTGTTTTTTGCTTTTGAGTTTCCAAAGACAAAGCTGCACATGGCTTACTATGATCTGCATATAAAAAACTGCAAGGCATACAAGGTTGGTTCAATTAAATTAGGGAGTAAAAGAATGAAGATTGGATTTTTCCCCATGGTAGCTGACATTCTACATTCCGGCCATGTGCTGGCGTTAGAAGAAGCCAAGAAACATTGCGACTTTCTGATAGTAGGCCTGCATTGTGAGCCTGGATACAAACAACCACAGCAATCGATTTACGAACGATATATGCAGCTAAGAGCTGTTAAATGGGTCGATGAGGTGATCCCTTACCAGAACGTTGAAAGGGATGGCGATATTTTCGTGTCGTTAGACTATGATGTATATTTCCTTGGTGAAGATCACAAGTCTGATGAGTGGGAGTTAAAGGACGAAATAGAAGCCTTAGACAAAGAGATCGTCTATCTGAAAAGAAAGCATAGCTACAGTAGTAGGAAGATCAAAAATGGCTACGAGTAAAAACATAGCTGTATTCATTCTTTCTCACGGAAGGCCGGATAACGTCATAACCTACAAAACATTGCGTAATTGTGGGTACACTGGGAAAATTTTCATTATAGTAGATGATGAGGATAAAACGTTAAAGCAATACAAGGCCAAATATAAGGACGAGGTGATTGTCTTTAGCAAAAAAGATTATCAGGATAAATTCGATATAATGGACAATTTCGATGGCAACAAGGTCATCGTTTATGCACGAAATGCTTGTTATGACATAGCTCGTGAATTGGGTCTAGATTATTTCTTTGAGTACGAAGATGACTACACAGCTTTCCGCTATCGCTGGGCAGATAAAAAAACATTGAAAAGTAGGTCTGCTAACAAGCTAGATGACATACTTCAATTGATGATTAAATGCTTGGATGAGACCAATTCAACAACCATCGCATTCGCTCAGGGTGGTGAAATGATGGGAGGCATCAACGCGTTATACACAATAGAGTATAAACGAAAAGCAATGAACAGCTTTGTCTTTAAAGTGAATGAAGATCCTGCAGATGACACATTGTTCACGGGAAGAATGAATGATGATGTGAACACATATTTGTCACAGGGCAAGGTCGGCAAACTGTTTTTTCAAATTGCAACGGTCAATGTAGTCCAACTACAAACACAATCTAATGAGGGCGGAAACACAGAAGCTTATAAAGCCTACGGAACATATGTGAAATCGTTTTATAGCGTTATCGCTGAGCCAAGCTGCTGTAAGATTGCCTATATGGGAACAAGCCATAGACGATTGCATCATAAAATAAACTGGAACTATGCTGTGCCTATGATTTTAGACGAAAAACACCGCAAGCAAAGGGCCGCATAATGTCAGACGTTAAGCTAACCGCAAAGCAGGAACTATTCGCTCAGTGCATAGCTGATGGCATGGGGCAAGCTGATGCTTATCGCACGGCTTATGACGCTGAAGGCATGAAGGATAGCACGATTCACCCTAAGGCTTCTCGTATGTTAAGCGAGGGCAAGATAAGGGCAAGAGTCGATGAATTGAAAGCGATGGTTGTCGAAAAGCAACTCTGGACACGCGAAATGTCTGTCAAAGGGCTTATTCAAGCTTACCGGATTGCCCAAGATGCAAAGACATCAACAGGAATGACAGCAGCCGTTAAAGAGCTAAACGTAATGCACGGATTCAACGAGCCGACTAAGCTTAGCATCACTGGCAATCTGGTTACACGCATTGAACGTGTCGTGACTGATGACAACGCTAAAGATTAAAACCCCGCGCTGGTTCAAGCCATTTCTAAAGCCTAGTCGCTATAAAGGCGCTCATGGAGGACGGGGATCAGGCAAGAGCCATGCCTTTGCGGAAATGGTTATCGAATCTCATGTGATCGACCCAAAGCGCCGCACAGTCTGCGTGCGTGAAATACAGAAGTCATTGAGCCAGTCAGTTAAGCGTTTGCTGGAGCTAAAGATTGAGCAGCTTGGCGTGCAGGATTATTTCGAGGTTCAGGAGTTCCAGATTAAGTCACGCCACGGCGACGGACTAATCATCTTCCAGGGAATGCAAAACCACACAAGCGATTCCATTAAGTCGCTCGAAGGCTATGACTGTGCATGGGTGGAAGAAGCGCAGAGCTTATCGCAACGCTCGCTTGACCTATTGCGCCCGACAATCCGTAAGCCAGAGTCTGAGTTATGGTTCACATGGAACCCCAGCAAAGACACCGACCCTATCGACCTGTTGCTGCGCGGTGAGAACCCGCCACCAGATGCAATCGTTCAAGAGGTAAACTACAGAGACAATCCTTGGTTCCCTGATGTCCTACGCGCTGAGATGGAGTATGATCGACAGCGCGACCCTGACAAATACCAGCACGTTTGGTTAGGCGGCTATCTTTCCAACAGTGAAGCACGGGTATTCCGTAACTGGAAGGTGGAGGACTTTGAATCACCGGATGACGCAACGCATCGCTTTGGCGCTGACTGGGGCTTTGCATCTGACCCGACTGTGCTGATCCGCTGCCATGTTGTCGGCAGAACAATCTATGTCGATCATGAAGCGTATCAGGTTGGCTGCGAGATTATGGACACGCCATCGCTGTTCCTCACTGTCCCAGAGTCGGAGAAGTGGCCTATAATAGCTGATAGCGCCCGTCCTGAAACAATCAGCCACATGAAGAAGAATGGTTTTCCAAAGATAATGTCGGCAGTCAAAGGGCCAAAGTCTGTTGAGGAAGGCATCGAATGGCTCAAGTCTCATGACATTGTTGTGCATCCGCGCTGCGTTCACACGATTGACGAACTGAGCTGCTACAGTTACAAAACTGACCCCTTGACAGGCGCAGTCTTGCCAATACTTGCGGATCGTGATAATCATCTTATAGACGCACTTAGGTATGCGTGTGAAGCAAGCCGTCGGGCAGCGCCAAAAGCGCCTATTGATGTAATGCCTCTAGCAACTGTGAACAGGTGGTAAATGGCGCGATTGAATAAAGAGCAACGGCTAAACAACGTGCATCAAAACGCGCTGAACGAGTTTGATCGTTGCCAATCTTCCATGCGTGATGAGCGCTTGCAGTGTCTCCAAGACCGCAGATTCTATTCTATCTCTGGCGCACAATGGGAAGGCCCCATCGGTGAGCAGTTTGAGAACAAGCCTCGCTTCGAGGTAAACAAAATCCACCTAAGCGTCATTCGTATCATTAACGAGTATCGCAACAACCGCATTGGCGTTGACTTCGTATCTAAAGACGGAAGCCCTGACGATGGCCTAGCTGAGACTTGCAATGGTCTTTACCGCGCTGACGAACAAGACAGCGTTGCGGATGAAGCTTTCGACAATGCTTTTGAAGAAGGTGTTGGCGGTGGCTTTGGCGCATGGCGTCTACGCACTACCTATGAAGACGATGAAGATGATGAGAACGAAAAGCAGCGCATTCGGTTTGAGCCGATATACGATGCTGACAGCTCGGTATTTTTCGACCTAGACGCAAAGAAGCAGGACAAGTCGGACGCTAAATATTGCTTCGTTCTGTATTCCATGACCCGTGACGCTTACAGAGCCGAATGGAATGATGACCCAACAACGTGGCCTAAGGAAATCCACCAGTACGAATATGACTGGGATACGCCTGACGTTGTTTATGTGGCTGAGTATTACCGCGTTGAAGAAGTGCGCGAGACCATCCGCATATTTGCGACCATCGACGGCGAAGAAGAACGCTACACGCAGGCTGACTTTGACGCAGACGAAACACTAGAAGAAACCTTAATGGCTGTTGGCACTGTAGAAGTGCGCCAGAAGCGAGTTAAGCGCCGCAGGGTTCACAAGTACATCTTGAGCGGTGGCGGTATCCTTGAGGACTCTGGCTACATCGCTGGCAAGAACATCCCAATCGTTCCTTACTACGGCAAGCGTTGGTTCGTCGATAACGTCGAGCGTTGCATGGGCCATGTGCGCCTAGCCAAAGACCCGCAGCGCCTGAAGAATATGCAGCTATCAAAGCTGGGTGAGATCAGTGCGCTTTCATCTGTTGAAAAGCCAATCCTTGTTCCTGAGCAAGTCATTGGTCACCAGGCGATGTGGGCAGAGGATAACATCCGCAACTATCCATATCTGTTGGTGAATCCAATCACTGGCCCGAATGGTGAGATGCAAGCTACTGGCCCTGTTGCCTACACGAAGTCATCTGACATTCCTCCTGCTATGGCTGCGCTCTTGCAATTGACAGAGCAGGACATGGCGGAGATTCTTGGCAACAACCAGCAAGCCGACAAGATGGTAAGCAACATCAGCGGCAAGGCTGTAGAGCTTATCCAGACGCGCTTGGATATGCAGTCGTTCATCTACATGACCAACATGGCGAAGGCTATGCGTCGTTGCGGTGAGATATGGCTATCAATGGCTAAAGACATTTATGTCGAAGAAGGCCGCAAGATGAAGTCGCTTGACCAGATGGATCAGGTTGGCACGGTCGAGCTGATGAAACCAATCATTGACTCCGAAACCGGCGAGTTGGTTTATGACAACGATCTAAGCAAGGCAACGTTCGACGTATCTGTTGACGTAGGCCCATCGTTCACCAGCCGACGCGAAGCTACTGTCCGCGCTCTTACTGGCATGATGCAAGTAACTACCGATCCTGAAACGCAAATGATTCTACAGTCGATGGCCATTATGAACATGGACGGCGAAGGCATTGGCGACATCAAGGACTTCTTCAGAACGAAACTTGTCCAGCTTGGCGTTGTTAAGCCTACCGAAGAAGAACAGCAGCAGATGATGGAAGCGGCTATGGCTCAAGGCCAGCAGCCTGATCCGCAATCTATGTACTTGATGGCAGAGTCCGCCAAGGCTGAGGCTTTGGCATTGAAGGCTCAAGCCGACACAGAATACAGCATTGCACGCACGGAAGAAACCCGTGCTAAAACGGCAGAGACCATTTCAAACATTGACATTGACCAGCGCAAGTCAGCGATTGAAACGGCTGAAAAGATTGGGGCTGCACTACAGCCGCAAACGAATGTGGTTCCACCCACCACGCAATTTGGGTGAGCTTACGGGGTAAAATATGAAAACGGCAGAACTGGAGAATGACGACGCTTTTGAATTAGCTGAACTTGATACTGAATCCGATACTGATGATGAGAACCTTGCCGTCTCGGTAGACGATGAAGATGAAGATGATGATGAGGATGAAGTTGTTATTTCGATAGGTGAGGAATCGCCACCTCAAGAGGAAGAAGCTCGCGCACCTGCATGGGTTCGTGAGTTGCGTAAAGCAAATCGGGAAAAAGAACGTGAAATCCGCGAACTGAAAGCAAAGCTAACTGCTACAGCAACTGAGACCAAGCCGGTTGAACTGAAAGCAAAGCCAACGCTCGAAAGTTGTGATTACGATTCTGACGAATATGAAAACAAGCTGGCTGAATGGTATGAGCATAAACGCGAATACGATGCAGTCGAATCCAATGCGGCGGCCAAGCGAGATGCTGAAGCCAAAGAATGGCAGGACAAGCTTGATTCCTATGCGAAGGCTCGTGCCTCGCTAAAGGTGCGGGATTACGAAGATGCCGAAGCGTTCGCGCTAGACACCTTCAACGTCACGCAACAGGGAATTGTTCTTCAGGGTTCTGAAAATCCTGCACACCTGATTTACGCCCTTGGTAAAAGCCAAAAGCGTGCCAAGGAATTAGCCTCAATCAATGACCCCGTGAAGTTTGCCTTCGCGGTAGCTAAACTGGAGACTCAGTTGAAAGTAACTAATCGCAAGGCAGCAACAGCGCCTGAACGCACAATCACTAGTGGTGGTGGTCGCATTTCTGGTTCTGTAGACTCAGCACTTGATCGCTTACGTGAAGAAGCCTTGAAGACCGGCGACTTGTCAAAGGTCATGGCTTATAAGCGTGGCAAGAAAACTTAATTTAGAAAGAATAGGGAATTAAATATGGCTAACGCTTTTTCGAAAGAAGAAATTGTTGCTTTTGAGGACATCCTCGAAGGCTTCAACGATGCTTT